CAGCCGAGGACGAGCCCGTCACCGCGGATCGCCATCTGCGCCGAGCCGCGTTCGCGGATCGTATGGGCGAGCGCCAGGACGCCGAGCCCGCCGAGCTTCAAGGGGAATAGCCGGCCGCGGATCGTGTATCTGTCCGCGCCCTCGCCGGTGTGCTCGTAGACCTGCCGCCGACCGATCACGTCCTTGCGCGCGAATTCGGTCGACGCGCTGCGGTCGATCGCGTGCGTGTTGAGCGGATCGATCTCGAACTGCAATGGGCCGATGTTGAGGAGCGTCGTCATTCGATCGGCACCGAGTTCGCGTCGCTGTGACTACCGCGCCGGCGCGACGAGGCGAGCCATCCCGGCCCGGCGTGCTTGCGCCCGGCGCCGGCGAACCCCAAGCTGAGCGCGCTCAGCTCTTTGAGGATGCCCGCCATGCGGTCGTTGACGACGGTTTGGGATTTCGTCAGTCCGTCTTCGAGCCCGCGCGTGAAGCCGTCGGCGGCCTCGCGGCCCGCATCCTCGAACGCCTGGATGTCGGTCGGCCGCGGACGCGGCAGCGGGATCATCTCGGGCACCGGCGGCGCCGGTGGCGCCGCGGGCTTCCTATCGTAGGCGGCGGGACGCGGCAGCGTGCGCGCGCCGGGCGTCTCGGCCGCGAGTGCGCCGATCTTTTCGCTGGCCGCGGCGATCTTGTCGCTGGCCTCGGCGATCGCCTCGGCGAGCGTGTTGGCAACCTCGGCGGTGGTCGGTTGCGGCCCGCGCGCCTCTTGCCGCTCGGCCGCCCCTTCCGCGGCGTCGGCTGCGGCCTTTCGCATCATGAAGCCCGGGCGCTTGCGCGTGCGCTCGCGCTCCATTTGCTCCTCGGTCGGACGCGGACGCGGCGTCGGCACCTCGGGCGGCTCTTGGGCCTTGCCGAACAGCCAATCGCTGATCCGCTGCATGCGCTCAAGCCACGAGAGGTTTTTCTCGAAGATGGCTTCGAAGCTCTTGCCGATCTCGTCCGAACGCCTGAGCATGTCGCCGAAGATTTTGGTTGTCTCGGAGAGCAGCGGGATCAGCTCGCGCAGCGCTTTGACGAAGCCCGCGTCGACCTCCATCTTGCCAAACTCGGCCTTGAATTCCTCCCAGGCCGTTTCGAGATTTTGCAGCGTCGCCGCGGTGGTTTCGAGGTGCGCATTGAGCCCGCGCTCGACCGCGTCGTGGCTCTCCTCCTTGATCTCATGCACCGCCTTGGTCACGTCGTAGGCGTTGCGCTTTAGCGTCTCGAAAGCCTTGATCTGTTCGGGCGTGATGAAGACCGGCGCGCCCATCTTTTGCGCGCGTTCGGCGAGCATCATGTAATACTTGAACGGGTCTTCGCCGCGCCGCTGCGCCGCTTTGACCTCGGCCGATATGTCGAAGCCTTTCCCGAACGCCTTCGCAAACCGCGCCTTCATGCGCGGGCTTTCCATCTGGGCGATCATGTCGGTGAGAACGCCGGTCGCCGGCTCGATGCCGCCCAACTCACGCGACAGCGTGCGCACATAGCCGAGATATTTCTCGAGCCCCGCGATACCGGACCAGCCGAGGCGCACCATGAGCGGGCCGGCCTTGTCGAGATTGTCGACCAGCTTGTTGAAAGCGTCCTCGCCTTCGGCCACGCCTTCGGACGCGGCAACGATCGCGCCCATCGCCTCCTTGAGATCGCCGCCCGCGATCTTGAACTGCTTGCTCATGCGGGGGACGAGCGTCGCGAGTTTCTCCGCGCTGCCGCGCCCGGCCGCGGCCGCCTCGGCGATCCCCTTCATCGCGTCTTCGGTCTCGTGCAGCGACTTGCCCGATTGCACCAAGCGCAGCGCCGCCTTTTCGAGATCGTCCATGTTCGTCGCGGTCGCAAGCGCGAGATCGACCAGGGAGTGATGGAGGTGCTCGACCTCACCCTTGGTCGCCTTGGCGATGACCCCAATGTGCGAGAGCGCCGCCTCCTGTTTGGCCCTGACCTCCAGCGCTTCCTTGCCAAACTCGACCAGCTTTTCGATGCCGATCGTCAGACCGAGAGCTGCCCCTATTTCCTTGAGATGGTGAATGTCTTGCTCAAGGCCGTGCAGAGCCGCGTGCGCCTTGTGCCCGGGGCCACTGATGTTGTCGATCAGCGACAGGACGAGCGTCGAGTGCTGCGTCGCCATCAATCAACCGCCTCGCGCAGCGCCGCCTCGATCGCGGCGCGCAATTTCTCGGGCAGCATCGCCGTCACGATGTTGGCGAGCTGCTCGATGTCCGGCCAGCGCAGCGCGCCGAGCGCCTCGGGGGAGAGCCCGACCATCCGCGCCATCAATTGGAAATTGGTTTTGAGCCGGCCGGCGACCCAGTCCTGAATATCCCACAGCGCCGGCGGATTGACCGTGAGGCTGCGAATTTCCTGCCCATCGATCTCCACCGGGAAGCGCAACGGCAGAACGATCGGGGTATCCCCCAGGTATCGGACGGTCGGGCGGGGCCGGGCCTCGGGCTCGCCATTTGCCCCAGGATCGGTCAAACCGGGCACACCCGGTGGCGGCAAAGGCGCGTCCTCGGCCTTCTTTCGCGGGAATTCGACCGGCTCAAAAGCCCGCTCGGGGTCGGGCTCCTCCGGCTCGGGCCGGTGCCGGGCGAGAATGTCCTCGGGGTAGACCCGCGTGGCGGCCATTACAGCGCCTCCCCACGGGGAAGGTCGAACATGATGTCGTCGACGAACAGGAACGCCCGATCCCGTTTGATCTGCGCCATGAAGCGACGCGGCTCGCCCTCTTTGATCGCGAGCGGCGGCGTTTCCTGGCCGCCGCCATCCGGCAGCATGAGACGATACGAGCACTCGCCGCGGGTGATGTAGCCGACGGCGATGACGGGCAGCGCGCCATGCTCGATCACGATCGCGCAAAGCCCCGCGAACAAGGTGGCGAACATTATCGTCCCCTTCTTTAACTGAGGCCCAACATCGCGAGGTAGCTTCTATCTTCTTGGCCGAACACCCTCGGTCTGGGCGAAGACCAAAAATCCACGAAGTACCACTCTTGCTGATTGATATGCAGTTCGTAGTGGCTCACTTCGTCGAGGCGGTGATCGTGACCGAACTCGGCGCCGCGGGTGAACGCGTCCGGCGCCATGCGCCCGATCGAGCCGCGGAAGATCGCCTTGCCCGAAACGGTCTTGGCCTCGCGCTTGTCCTTGATGACGCCGTAAACCGTGAACGTGCCGACCTGCCCGCTCCCGATGCCGAACATCTGGTAGGCGTCTTCGTCGAAGCCGGTCATTTTGAAACTCGGCTCCAACTTTTTGAGCGCGCCCATGGAAAATCCGATTTCCATGGCGCCGCCGCCGGGCTTGTGATCGACGATGTCGTATTCGAGGGTCGGCAGCGTAAGCGACGTGAGCTTGAGGTGCTTGCTTTTCTCGGGGTCGTGGTCGCCGATGAAAAGCGAGGCGGCCTCCAAAAGAAGGATCGTGTTCGCCATTGGTATGTCTCCGGGGATTTAGGATGCCGCGTTACGCGCCGACGGCATTCGGCAGCAAGCCGGTGGCCGACGACGACGTTTCGGAAAGGACGACCGACGCGGTGAGCGTCGCGATCGTTTCCTCGAGCGCCGGGCGGTGCGGGCGCGACATGATCGTGGCGAGGCGGAACACGGCCGCCTCCTCGAAACGCATGTCGACGTAAATCTTGCCCTGGCGCAGATCGTCGGGGTTGTTCTGATCCTTATCGAAGCGGACGAGGTAGCCGAGAATGTCGCCCTTCGCCTGCGCGATATTGAGGATGTTCCCGACCGTGTTGATGACGGCCTGGATCGTTTGCGTCGTGAGGTTGTAGCGACCGAGGTAATAGCGAAGCGTCCGAAGGACCGTCAGCTCGACAAAGTCGCGCCCGCGCACCTTGTGGTACTGCTGCCAGATCGCCTCCTCGCCGATGTTGTCGACGCCGACATAGACGAAGCCGCCGTCGGCGATGGCGAAATCGTCACCCGACTCGCCGCGGACCAGGACGCCGATCTGATGATAGAGAAGGTCCTGCCCCTCGACGGCGCCGTCGGTGAGATTGAATTCGATCGGACGCGACGGCCCGACGATCCCGTAAATCGGCTGGTTGGCCCACGAGCGGAACGGCCGCCCCTCGTATTCGAAATCGCGGCGCACCGCGACGCCGACGATCCGCGGGGACAGCGGCTTGTTGTGCACATAGCCGTCCGAGCCCAAGAGCTTGACCGCGGGCTCGACCGGAATGAGCCGCGGCGATTGCATGCTCTCGCGCCAGTCGATCGCGGCTTGCTCAGTGGTCCCGGGACTGTCGATGATGGCGACGCCGAGATAGGAGTTGAGGACGCTTTCGAGCGTGACGCAAACCGGGTTCGCCAAGTCGTCGACCGTGCACGTGCACGCGGCGCCGGTCCCGTCGCCGGTGATGACGATGGTCGGCGGATCGGTAAGCTCGAAGCCCGGGTGCACGATCTCGATGTCGACGATCTTGCCGTCCTGGATCACCGGGGTGAGGGCGATGTCAGAATTGCCCGAGACCGTCGCGGTCGCCGTGGTGTATCCCGTGCCCTCGTTGGTCATCGTGATGCTGTCGATGCCGCTCGGGCGCTGCGAGGTGTATCCCGGGATGCAGACGAGCCGCGGATAGGCGCCGACCTTGGCGCCGCAGTGGGGGAAGGCCCACAGCCCGGTCCTGTCGACCGACGAGCCGCAGATGTTGGCCATGGTTTTCCAGAATGCGACATCGGGATTGGCGTCGACGCCGAGGTCGGTCCGCACGACGATGACGCGCGCGGAGAATTCCATCCGCCCGAGCTGCGCGTTGATCGCGTTGAGCGCGTCGCCGATGTAACTATCGGGATCGATCGCCGCCGCGAACCGGTCGGTCGAATTGAACATGACCGGCTCGTCGATCGGGAACATGTCGTCGAAGACTTCCTGCGCGACCTTCGTCGACTTGCCGAACGGCCCAGCCATGCCTACAATAGACATCACGGCATTTGACGGCGGTGCCGGTTCCAGAGGGTCGCGGATGAACGTAAATCCAAAATACGGTTGCGACGCCACGATGAACCTCCTTGATCTGGTTTAGATGAAAGCTCTCGATCTCACTGCCAAAAGGTTTGGTCGCCTCGTTGCCATGTTCGTTGTCAACGTGTTGAATTCAGATCGCACCCGCAGATGTTGGGAATGCCGTTGTGATTGCGGAAACACTGTTGTCCTCGACACCACCCGCCTACGTTCGGGCCATACCGTTTCGTGTGGTTGTTTCAAAACTGAAATGCTAACCGAATGGTCACTCACTCACGGCGATTACGGTTCGATCGAATATCGCTCATGGGCCAACATGAAAGCCCGCTGCAACAATCCGAATAATGATCGGTTTTACGACTTCGGCGGTCGCGGCATCAAAGTTTGCGCGCGATGGGATTGCTTCGAGAACTTCCTCGCCGACGTTGGTCGCAGGCCATCACCGCGCCATCAATTGGGGCGGCTCGATGTCAATCGCGATTACGGTCCCAACAATTATGCTTGGATGACGCCAAAGCGGCTCGCTAGTAATCGCCGGCTGCGTCGTGCCCGCCACATCAAAAGTTGAGTTTCGGCGTCTGCAGCTCAACGTCGATCGCGGCGTCGCCGGATAGTGTGATCGTCACGTCGGGCCGCGCGTTGATCGTCTCGGGCGCGACGGTGAAGAACTGGATCGTCCTTACGTACTTCCCGCTCGTCTGATCTTGAACCACGTCGGAGACGAGCGTGAACCGCGTGCCGTCGAGTTCCAGCGCGAGGGTTTTCCAGACGGGGCCGGCCATTCATTTCGCTCCTATCCTGCAAAACGTCGTCAAAGTTGGGTTTGGCGCGAGCACCTCAGTCATTCCGGTCGGCGCGGCTAGATTGGTTGTAGCGGCCCCCGTTTTGTGGAAAAGCCGGCAGCCATCGACAGACACGGGGTCGAAGGTGCCGCACACAAAGGCGTCGCCGGGAAGCTGCGCTCTGAGAGAGGCGAGATCGAAAATGAGAACCAGGCCGTCCGATGCGGCGAATGGAAAGTCGACCTCGGGTAGCACGTCTTCCTCGGCGACATTCAGATAATATCCGCTGGCGATATACTGAACGGTCTTCGGCGTCGCCACCGTGTTCGAGGCGGTGCCGGTCCACTTGCCGATCGCGATCGTGCCGAAAATGTTGTAGCCGAGGCTCACGAAGTTGAGCATCCCAGAAACGTAAATCAAAAGCTTGCTGCCGCCGAAGGGAAACCCGCCACTCGGCTTGATCACTTGGCGCCAACTGGCGCCGATGCCTTGGTTCAAACTATTAAAATCCGCGTCGGCTTGCGGGTAGGCTTTCCAGATATCGCGATAGCCGGCGGGCGCAGGAGATTGGGCGAACATCAGCGGGCGCGGCGACCCGAACATCAGGCCATGACCTCGATCGAGCACAATCCGACGCATGGAAACGTCGCAATGTTCACGCCGGCGGTCCAGTCACCCGAGATGTTGGCCCAAAAGGTTTGCATCCCAGCCGCCGCCGACGCGGCACCAAACATGGCGTTGCTGCCCACCGCCGAGTAGATTTCGACGATCAGTTGATCCGACTTGCCGAACGAAAACTTGACCGGGTCGCTGGTCAATGTTTGGCCTTGCCCGATAAAACCATCGGCCGCCCCGGAAAATAGAAGCGATGCCGGCGCGGGAGTGGCCGCGAAATTCGGCCCGATCTTGCCTGCGGGCGGCAACGAGGCTCTGCTCGCCGTAGACCACAGACCGACCCTCGCCGCGCTCACGATGGCGCTTTTGTTTATACCGGCCCGATTGGCTGCGAAAGAGACGCGGACCACGCTGCCGCCAAATGCAAAGCCGCCGGGAAGGTTGACGAGCACCCGATAATAGGTCCCATAGGACGGGTTCGGGTTCGACGACGCGTAGCAGTCCAGCGCTTGCGCTTGCCAGATCGTTTGCCAGCGCAGCGGCTTGTTTATGAGAAACTTGGACGGCACGAGCAGCATTACATGCACCGGCCGTAGACCGTCGCCCCCCCATCCATGGTCATGAACATGAACCAGTTGACCCCGGATGTTTGCAGCGAGATGCCCAAATCCGCGAACACGGTGGAAAAACCGCCGTCGCCTTTCAACCACCGGACCGCCGGGAACGAAATTTGAAATGCGCCCGCATTGGTGCAGACAACCATCAACTCGGCATAAGTGCCCCCGGGCGGCCAATTGGCAAAGCCCCATGTATGGACCGCGGTGTTGGTTATCGTCTGCACGCCACCGTCGAGATAATTGAATGTCTTGGTCCCGCCCCCCGAGTTTCCCTTGACCGCGTTCCCCGCGGGCTGGATCGAGATCGGCCCAGTCAATGTTCCACCAGTGGACGCGATCGCACCGGCCGGCGCAAAGTCCGCCGCGGGGTGCGTCGCCGCATCGCCGAGGCCGAGCGTCCCGCGCATGGTCGCCGAGTCCGGATCGTCGAGCAACGAACGGGCAAAGCCCGTTAAGACCGCGAGCGCCGCGGCGCCGATCCCGGTGAAGTACGGCAGGCGATCGGCGGCCGAGGCCAGCGCGGCGAGCGCGGTCAGCTCTGCGTCGAGCGGCTGATAGTTTCCCGCCGGCGCGAAGTCGGTCGCCGCGTGCGTCGCCGCAGTGCCGAGCGCCGAGACGTTCATCTTGGCGGCGAGCGCTGTGTCGAGCTGATAAATCTGCGCCTGATCGAAGACGTGCGCGATCATCGCGTTCTTGGTCTGCAACGGCGTCATGAACTTGGCGTCGTCGGTCGCTGCCTGAGCGTCGGCGATCGTGGCCTTGGCGAGCGCGGTCGCCATCAACGCGCGGATCGCTTGTGCGGTTCGCAGCGGCGTCATCAGCAAGCTGTTGTCGGTCCCGGCCTCGGCGTCGGTCTGTGCCGCCATCATCGACGCCAACATCGCCCAGCCCCACGCGGTGGTCGCGAGGCGGATCGAATTATCGGCCGCAGTCGGCGTCGGCGCGGTCGGCGCCCCGGAAAAACCGGGCGATGAGAGGGGCGCCTTGGCGATCAGGAGCGTCGTGGCGGTGTTGACATCCAGCTTGGCGGCGAGCCCCGACACGAGTCCGACCACGTCGGAAAGCGCGAGAACCACAGCTCCGGACCGGCCGGCGACCGAAGTCACACCGCCGCCCGCGGTCAGCGTATTGAGCGTCGCCTGTAACCCGACGATATCGGCGATCTGGAGGATGACGACGCCGGCCTTGCCGGCGACCGAAACCACGGCGCCGGAGCCTGACAGCGCCGCGAGCGCGGATTGTACCGTCGCGATGTCCGCGTCGACCGCCGCAACCTTGGTGTCGACATCATCGCGGATCGCCTCGGCCTGGTGCAGCATGTCGGACATCGCGGGCACCGTCGCGGGCGAACACGCGATCGTCCAGCTCGTCGAGGTCTTGCTGTCGTGCGCGTAGATCACCGAGCCCTGCAGCACGCCCGTGTCACGCGCGTAGCTGACCGACCCGAGTATGGCCCAGTTGTCGGGATCGGCGTTGTCCATGGCGACAATGAAAGGCGTCGGCTGAAAAACATCGCGGCCGTTTTCAACGAGGATTTCCCAGGCGCCGATGTTGCCTTCGATCAGGGTATTGGAATCCGTCGCCGTCGCCATCAGGAACCCCTGATCCGCGGCAGCCTGCAATTGCGTCAGCAGCGGACCGAGCGACAAATTAAGGCGTTCGAGACCGGCCTGCACCAGCGTGTCCTGGATGCCCGAGAACACGTCGAGCTGCGATTGCAGCGAATTGAGCGTGTTGACCAGCCGCGTAAAGCGAGTGTTGAAAAAGTCGCGCGTCAGCGGCGTCCGATCGGTCGGGACAATCAAGTCCTTGAGGAGAAGCGGCTGACCCACGACAAATTTCCCTATTCTGCCGGCACGACGTTCGCGGTGAGGATCAGCGGGTTTCCGACGATCGCGTCATAGACGCGCTGTTTGATCCGGTAGACGGTACGATCGGGCAGGAGCTGGACGTTGAAATCCGGCACCTGGATCGGCCCGGATACGGTCACGTCCCAATAGGTGTTCGGATCAGGCGGATTTGCCATGGCTGCCTCACTCTTAGGTTGCCCAACGGATTTCCTGCGAGATGTGGAATAGATCGCCGGCCCCGTTGGTGGCGCCGTCGATCTGAACCTTGAAGGTCGTTAGGGACGCGGTGTTGAACGTAAACGTCCGCTGGATCGTACCATCGGCGAGCGTCAGGTCGCCGACCACGTCAGGGAGTTCGTTGGCGCCGCCTGTGGCGATCAACGTGGCAGTGCAGGTGTGATTTGCCGCCACGAAGCCAGCGAGCACGGCCATCATCTTGACGTGCGTGGTGGGCGATCCGAGCGTGACCGGCTGACTGATGTGGCGGAAGGTGTTCTTGTGCGAGCTGAGCGTGACCTCGCTCGGCGTGATCGAGATGCCCGGCATCAGATCGGCCGTGCCGCGCATGACCATGCGGAACGGCAGCAGCGCCGGATTGGTGGAGAAGTCCGGCGACATGTCGCCCTCGGCGAACGCGTGCCAATTCCCGCCGATCTGCACCTCGAAATCAATCTCGGTGGCCGCCGGGATGACGTGCTCGGAAAGAACCTCGACTGAGGAAATGCCGCCGGCCAACTGCAGCGGCTGTAACTGAACCTCGACGCGCGTGGCGTTGAACTTGGCGAAGTAGAGATTGAGCTTCATGAGACGGCCGCGGGTGTCGAATATGTGGCCGCCGTCGCCAGAGTGGAAAAAGTCGCCGAGGAGCACCGGCATCGCGTTGGCGCACATCGCATGATAGTGGTCGGCCGACGTGACGATGACGATCGAGTATCGCTGGCCGGCTTCGAGGAAAGTCGGCGGGATCGGAATTTTCGTCTCGACCAACCCCGGCAGCCCGAGCCCCTTCGACGGCGCCCCGACCAGAAGGTTGGCGCGCGGGACGTTGACGCGCTGGATGATCTTGTCGTCGGACGGGCAGCCGTTGTCGGTCTGCGTGACCAGAACGGTGATATCGCCGGCGGCCGCGAGGCGGGTGAAGTGCAACCCGATCTGGGTGAGCCAGCCGGCCTGCGAATTGAAAACGCATTGCGCCAAATGCTGGCCGGAATGCGAAAAGTTGGAGAAGACTTTCGACCAGTAGAATTCGATCACCTCGTCTTTCCACCAGTACAACCCCCGAGTCCACCGATGGCGCGGCCAGTCGCAGCCGCCCTCATTGTGCAACGCGATTTCCTTCCATTCCAAAACTTCCCAGGTCTCGGCGAGGAAAGAGAGGATGCGCGTCGTCGGATCGCGCTGCGCCTGAAACCACCAGATTGCCGCGTCGCTGTTCGGTATCCAATACCGGCCGCAACGATGACGGCGGCGGATGCGAAAGAGCTGCCGAATGGTCCAGGTACGGAAAACCCACGCGAGCCAGCGCTCCTCGAATTCATAGCCCGGCGCCGAGATGCGCAGCGCGTGGGTATAGGCGGGAATGGCGAAACCCGAGTTGATCGCGATGCCGGTGTCGTTCGGGTTGAGCAGCGCAAGCGTGGTGTGCGCGTTGCCGCCCTTGGCGAAGCGCAGGCCCTCCTCGATCAGGCAATCATAGCCGGTGTCGGTCTTGGCGCTCTGTGTTTCATCGAGGAAATAATCCTGGCCGTAGAAGATGTATGTGCCGGGGTTGAACGCCTTTTCCCAGAGGAGAGACACCTTGTCCGCGAGCTTCTGAAAGTCGGTCAGGAGGACGAAGTTGGAAAGCCGCGCGGCGAGATTGCCGAGATCGGTCTTGAGCGTGTCGACCAGTGAGCCGATCACAGATCGCCACGTCTCGAGCGAGAGCGTGCGATCGGCAATGCCGCTCAGGTTCTCGACCTGCGTGTCGAGGTATTGCTCGATCGCCACCACGCCGGTCGGGTCGAGCAGCACATAGGCGATGACGGTGACGTTGGTGTCGGTGGTCGGATAGGCCGGGTCCGGCCCCTCGATCCCGTTGACCGGGCTCAGCTCGCAATAGCGGCTGCTCTGCATCGCGACCGATTGCGGCTGCGTTCGTCCGGTGGCGGCGTCGGCGAGGAAGTCTCGCGGCTGAGTGTCGGTATCGATCGTCTGACCCCAGGCGACGATGGCGACACGCCGCTGCGTCACGATGGGGAGTGCGTTGAAAAGATCGATGGTGACATTCTCGTCGCGCGCATAGACGGCACCGCCGTTGTACAATCGGCCAGGCGTGAAGCTGACGACGGTCTGCGCGCTCTTGGTGATCCGAAATCCAGAATAAGCTTGCCCGTCCTCGATGGTGTCGAGAATGACGTGATCGAGCGCTTCCTGCGCCCAGTCCTGCGCATTGATCAGATCGGCCGACTGAAGCTCCTGCGAGTCCCTGAAAATTACCTTGTTCTCCACCGGTCAGCTCCTTTTCCCGAGATACTCGATCATCGCGACAAGCGTGGTGACGCTGTCTCGCACCGCTCCGAGAGCGACGTTGCAGCCGCGGCAGAGAAGCCCGCGCACCTCGCCGGTCTCATGATCGTGATCGATGTTCCAGACAGTCGGCCAACCAGCGAGCTGTTTTGCGTTTTTCCTGATGCCGGGATCGTCCGTGCGGCA